CTGATGTTGCCGCATTGAAGGTGGCAATAAGCCAGGATGTAGTGAACACTCGCATCAATCTGGAAAATGTGAATAAAAACTATCTGAGACTCAATGGTAGATTGGAACCTTGTGCGCACAAAAATTGATCTGAAATTCTGGCTTGGGATCGCTATCAGTCTGTTTTTTATGGTATTGCTGTTCAGGAAAATTGATTTTCGATTACTGGGCAATGCTTTTCGTTCAGCAGATTATCGCTTTATATTTCTGGCAGTCTGTGAAGAGGTGATCGCTATGTCACCAATATCATTATGGACCGTCTTGTGGAAGTGTGTGATATCTTGGTGAAAACTTGGTGAATGCTTATTCGTGTATTGGCGGGCGATTTGGAACCAGTTTGACGGAAATTTAAGTGATCGGCGCGCGCTTTGGCACCTGTCTTACAAACCACCAGCAGCTTGTTTTGCTGAAGACTGCTCAGCGGTCTGTTGAAACTTCTTCATTGCTTTAAACATCTTCTTGGAGCCCACATAACCAGTTGCATAGTACTTAAATTCAGAAGAATTGAATCCAGTTGATATATCCAGTTGTTTATTAGACCACTCACTGTAAGTTGCACCTTGAGAAGCATAAAGAAGGTTGGGCTTGTATGTTTTAGAAGGTTTACCAAACTTATTTTTAAATACCTCAGTAATGTATTTAGCGTAGTTGACGGTAGAAAAGAAATAATCAGCCGTATCCTCTGGAGATTTTAAGTAATACCCGTAAAAGCTATCTTCATGGTCAAATAGAAGAGTTATTTGTGTGGCCATATCTCCAAGCATATAAGGGTAAATCATAATGCAGTCATCGTCAGAATATGTGACTGTAATTTCATTGTTATCGGCTATCCGTTTATGAACCTCATCAAGAGAAGTCCCGAAAGGAATGTTTAAGAATCCTGGTTTTTCAGCAAAAGCCAAAGCAGGCAACAGACAAAACAAGACGATCAATGCGACCTTTCTCATCACACCCTCCCTCTGAACAATCAATTAATAAACAAAATGTTGCCACCCCTGCGGATAGTTGGGGATAGCGGCATAATTACCCCACAGGAGGAATAGAAACAATGCAGCAGAAGCACACAATATTGGTCATAGACGATGATCGTGCCGAACTTGATATCATGACCAAAGTATTAGACTGCGCTGGCTACCACCCGCTTGTCGCAGAGGATGGCGAGACCGGTTTCCGGGCCGCAATATTCGGACGCCCGGACCTGATTTTGCTGGATATCACGATGCCAGGGCTTGACGGCTATGAAACATGCAAACTGTTCAAAGGGAACAAGCGCACTAAAGATATCCCAATATTTTTCAAGACCTGCAAAGGCGACGAAGAATCAATCGCAGCCGGATACGAAGTCAGAGCAGATTGCTTTATCACCAAACCGTGCAACCATGTAAAGTTGCTTCGCCTGATTAAGTCCCGGTTGGCCTCAGATCGCTTGAATCTTTTGCAGACGCGTCTTCAATCTCTTTGATTTGTGCAATTGTAGCCGCCCGAACTCTTGCTTTGCCTGCTGGTGACATATTTCTCAAGCGTTCAGCCTCTTCATCATAGACAGGCGCTGCCTGTTCGACCTGGGCAGCGCTGACCTCCCTTTTATCTGCTATTTTATTCAGTTTGTTAGTAAGAACGGATACCATGCTATTGAATTTCTTTATTATTTCATCTGCCGGTGTTGATGGCCTGCCTATACATGTTTTATAAGTATTGATTACAGTTGAAGCGGTCTGTCTCCCCAGCATCTCTGCAACAAGATAATGCACCTCATCAACATTACCCTCAGCATCAAGTGCATCAGGCATAGTCGTCAACTGCTGGTGTATCACCAGATCAATGATAATCTTCTCCAACAGCGCAAAGTCAAGCACAGGCCCTGATTCTACAGCAGGTTGCGCCGCCACCCCTTCCCCCCGTCTTATTTCCCCTTCACCACTAGCCAGCCACGCTAGGCTATAGCCGCTTACCTCGGCAATCTTCTCCAGCGTATCCAGAGGCGGAAATGTGTCGCCTCGTAAATAACGACGAAAGGTGCCTTCAGATAATCCGCACTTTTCCGCAAACGAAGCATTTGACGCACCCGCCATTGCCTCCTTCAAGCGATCTTTAAACTTGTCCGCTATCATCGTCATAACCGCACCTCTCCGGACAAATACTCACAACTTTTCCGGACAATTGTCCGAAATCGCAACCCATTGATATATCGTATAATTTGTAATATCCTCGTCAAAACGACGCTTATTTTTTCGGACAACGTATTTTTTTTATTGACAGCGTAATAAATGACGAGTATTTCTGTTGTCATGCTTTTGAAGTTCACTTCCAGAAACTTGACAGCAAAAATACAACCAAAAAAAGGAGCTCAAAAATGGCCCGCCAAAAAGTGCCTACCGATCCTGCAGAACGTAAAGCGTGGATCAAATATCAATTAGAAATCAAGGGCAGTTCGTTTGCCGATCTAGCCCGAGAAACAGGCAATTCCCGTCAGACCGTAAGAAAGTCCCTCGACATCAAATATCCCAAGTGGGACCGGGCAATTGCTAAGAAAATCGGCATGACTCCCGCCGAAATCTGGCCGGAACGTTACGCTGCATAGCTTATATCACAATTATGGTTCGATCATAGCGGGAAAATAGAGGGGCGTCATGGCAAATCACAGCGGTTTAAAAGATACCAGTATATCAAAGCAACTGGCGCTGATTGATAGCGACCTGGAAGAAGGATCGTTCGATATTACCCTGGGGCTGAAACAATGCCTGTCGCGCGATTTGAAGGGCTTTGACCGCTGGATGGTCGCCGCTCAGATCAGCAGGGCCATGCTCAAAGAGATCAGCAAGGATACGTTGGACAAGCATATCGCCAGTGATCCGGCCTATCAGCCCGGCCTGATTGAAACCGCCGTCATCTGCAAAATCACCGGCAGCCTGGCACCGTTCCGCTACGTATTGGAATATCTGGGTAGCGATGTGCTGAACCCTGAAGACCGTGATTTGATCGAGCTTGCCCGCCTCCAAGAGCAAGAGCGAATTATCAAAGCAAAAATGGACGCCATACGGGCGAAAAGGGGGCTGAAATGAGCACGATAGCGGAGTTACAAGACCAGAGCAACAAACTCGGAGGGGCGTTGAATAGCTTTTCAGAAATGCTGAAAGTCTGCGAACTGGCTGCCTCTGGAGACAAAAAAAACGAGGTTGACATGTATACAGTTTTATCCGTGCTGAGAGATATGTTTTGCTCGGCTGAAACCAGCCATGATGAGCTTGATCGCCTCGTCCGGAGGCTGGCATGAACGTTACAGCGCTCATTGAAACTTTCAGTAGCTCAGACTGTCAAGATAGTCGTAGGTGGGCCGCTGAAATGGCTAAGGCCAATAAATACCAAGTTGGCCAAACGAATGGCTTTGAATGGTACACAGGGCAACAGATAATCAATTTATTAAACACATCCCCCAAACTATTCAACGTCCCGTCCGGGAACACCCTGGCTGTGTTTGGAGACGAACTATATCTCCATATTACACAAGCCAAAGACGGGGTCTTACTTGCTCGCTACGCCATTTACGACGCACAAGAGGATGCTTTTGGCACTTGTCCCTACTCAATCGAAGGCAGCTTTAATAATACATTCACCCTCAATGGAGATGAAAAACTTACAAAAAAACAGGCAATGTCCGAATTAGCAGAGTTGTTTAACTATACCGCTAACGCGCTGATACTTATAAATGCCGCACTTGATCTTGGTTTTATCAAATACAACGGCAATATTAGACATTTACTACACAAGAGGTAGTTCATGGACAGCCACATCATCACCGAAAAACTGCTGGGACTGCCGGGGATACCGGTATCCAAAGCTGAAAAACTAGAAGACCAACTTCGCGATCTTCGCAGATTTTTACGCAATAAAGGGACGGCTTATATAACTCTTCCCGGCAAAGGTTCACCCAAAGCCTGGGAGGTTAAGAGCCTTCCCGCTGTAGCTCGCAAATATCTTGAGAATCAACACCTCGACGCCCAGGCCGCAAACCTACCAGCCGTGCGCGAAGCAGTATCAGTTCCGGCAGCAATTGAACCCGCGCCACTGCCCGCGCTTACCTCCTTGACCAAACACCAGGTTACCGTTATGGACGCCCGCATGTGGTTCATACGGCTGATAGAGAACCGGGCCAAAGGGCAGAGCATAAAGAAATGCCAGCACGACATAGCAGAGAGTGTAGCAGCCGGAAAACAGCCATATGCTCAGATGGCCGCTGCCGCCAACGACCGCCAGGGCCAAGAGCGCACGTTATCTTCACGCACACTCCTGCGCTGGTGGACGGACAGCGATTACGGCAAAAATCCTGCTGCACTGGCTCCTCTGGATGCCGATGCCAAACGCGTCAACCGCGATGCCCTGCTGGTCAATTTCTGCCGTGACCACAAACCGGGGATTGGTCTGCCAGCGCTGTCCGAGCTGCCTGTGTGGTTGCCCTACTTTCTGGATGCCTATCGCCGTCCCAGCAAGCCTTCGTTACGTGATGCCATAGACGCCATGGATCGGGAAATGCCACCGGGAATACCCATGCCAAGTTATGACCAGGTACGCAACCTGTCCAAGCGAATCCCCGAGGCATATCTGCAAAAAGGCCGCCTGACCGGAGCCGAATTAAAGGCCATTATGGGCTTTAATCGCCGTGATTTCAGTATGGATGACCCGTTCACCGTCGGCCAGATCGACGGACACAGCTTCAAGGCATACGTGGCACACCCGACAACTGGCGCACACTTTCACCCCGAGGTGTGCGGCGTGATCTGCATGACCACAAAAGTCCTGGCCGGTTGGTCAATGGGAGTCGCTGAAAGTGCCAATACCGTTGCCGACGCCTACCGTCATGCCTGCACCGTCAACGAGCAGAAACCCTGGGGCGGAGTTTTTGCCATGATCGAGCCCGACCGTGGGCCAGGCAACATGGCCAAGGTCAACAGCGACGAACTGACCGGACGCTTTGCCCGCATCGGCACCGAATTCTTACCTCCCGAAAGAGGAGGCAACCCCCAGGGACACGGTGGAGTAGAGCGCAGCAACCAATCTATCTGGATTCGTGCAGCCAAACGGTTGGCAACCTATACCGGCAAGGACATGGACCGGGTCACCCGCAAACGGATTTATGTCCGGCTGGAGCGAGACCTGAAAAACGCCAAAAATGCCGACCTGCTGGGGATAGACGGCAAAACGTCCAAGCTGCTCTTGAGTTGGGATGAATTCATCGCCTTTCTGCATGAAGAGGCCATCAAATACAACAACTCTCCTCATAGCGCCCTACCCAAGATTACCTGTCCGGCAACCGGTCGCCGCCGACATATGACACCATTCGAGTGTCTGGCCATGCACATGGCCAAAGGGTGGCAGCCAACTGTCATGGGAGAGGATCTGCTGGAATATGTGTTCATGCCGCATGTCAAAATTCACGTTATGCGAAATGAATTCACGCTGCTCGGCAACCGCTATCACAGCTATGAACTGCACCAGTGGCACGACCGCGACATGATCGCCGCTTATGACATTCACGATGCCAAACATGTGCATGTGCTGAATATGGATGAACAGCTAATTACCATTGCCACCTGGAATGGCAACCGCATTGAAGGGCGTCCGGTATCACAAAAAGAGCAGGCCATCCAGAAACGCGCCGACGGACAGATAAAATTGCATCAACGCTATATCGACCAGCGGCAGGCAGAAACCAGACAGGCCGTGGTCATAGAACACAGCCCCGAAGTCCTGGCCAAAGCCAAACCGCTGGAAATAGTGCAGCAGCCCGAAAGCGCTCCACTTATTCGCCCGGTCTTCAGCATCCCTCCAACTCAGGGCGGCAAATATGAATACTGGTGTCAGATCGATGCGCGGATCAGCGCGGGAGAGGAGGTAAATGCAGACGAAAAACGGTTTCACACAGGCTTCCAGAAAACCGCCGCCTGGGAGTCGGAGAGAATGTATGACCAAAGCGCTGGAGCGCTTCAAGCGGCGTTGTAGCAATACCGAAAGCAGGAGCATTGAAAGCAAAAAGCCCCTCCGGTTGCCTCCGGAAGGGCTGGGGCCTAAGCCCATAAATCAAAGAGGAGGAAATTATGACACAACCGTATTTGTCTGTAAAGGACATCGAACCGCTCATCAACGTCAGGCTTCTAAACGCGGCTCTTTTGCGGACAAAAGAACGCCCCGGCCACCTGCCCGGCATAGTCGGCTGCTTCGGCCCCCCAGGCTGGGGCAAAACCTGCGCAGCCACCCTGATTGCCAATACTCACGATTGCGCCCATGTCGAGCTGAAAAGCTACTGGAACCGCAAAACCTTTTTCGAGGCACTCTGCACAGAACTGGGTATCCAGCTCAAACGTGCCACCATCGGAGCCATGGGGCAGGCCATCAGTCAACACCTCGGGCGTACGCGCCAGCCGCTGATCATAGATGAAGTCGATATCGCCATCCAGAAAGGGTTTATTGACGATATCCGCGCCATTTTCGAGGATTCCCGCACCGTGGTCATCATCATCGGCGAAGAGACCCTCCCCCAGGACCTGCTCAAATGGGAGCGTTTCCACAGCCGTGTGCTGGAATGGGTGCCTGCAGAACCTCCCGCCCTGCCTGATACCGCCGCCCTGGTCAAGCGCTTTTGCCGTGATGGCATCACCCTGTCCGAGGATCTGATTCTGGAGCTGCATGCCAAATCAGGTCGAAGCGTCCGGCGCATCTGCGTCAACATCGAACGGGTGCAGGAATTTGCTCGTGAGAACGGCCTGGAAGTCGTTGACCTGAAGATTTGGAACGCCCAGACGGAAAAGAGCTTCTACACCGGCGACGTATCCCGCAACTCCTCAACGCCAAGACCTTCCAGGCCGAGGAGATAGCCCATGTCGCAGAAACCCGTAAATAAGCGCAGCCAACACAACACCCGTGAGGCTCTGTGGGCGGTCATGTTAAAGCTGAAGAGCTTCACCGCCGTCGAACTGGCCAAGCACAGCACCTACAAGACCAGCAGCATTCGCCCTTGGTTAAAGGGACTGACTGCTGCCGGGTACCTGACCTCGGCCACCGTAGAATCGACCCCGTGCGTTACGTCAACTACGTATACCATTGATCCGGAAACCGCTCCTCAAGAGCCACCCAGGGTGCGCGAAGACGGCACCGTAGTCACCCAGGGCATGGGGCGGCACAACATGTGGCGTACGATGAAAATGCTGAAGGAATTCACCCTCAGCCAGCTGATAGCCTTTGCCACTACCGAAAAATGCACAATCGCTATCAGAGAAGCCGAGTACTACTGCGAATACCTCACCAAAGCCGGTTACATCGCCATTGTCGATGGCGTCTCACCGCCGACCTGGCGCTTCAACGCCGATCGCTATACCGGACCCAAAGCACCCATGATTCAAAAAGTGCTCAACGTCTACGATCAGAACACCGGCAAGGTCGTGTGGCAGTCCGGGAAAGGCGGCACACCATGAGCCCGGTCTATACCTCGGAATACGTTCTGCCGATTCTGGAGCGGGCCATTGCCTCGCTCAACGACGAACGCGGCAACGGCGGCGCGGCAAAGGTTGCCGTTGAACTGAAAACCAGTGACAGCCTGATCAGCCAACTGCGCGCCGGCACATATCCAAAATCCAGTGCCCAAAAATGGTACCGGCTGATCGTCGAAAAATACGGCTCGGAAACCGTGCATTGTCCGGTGATCGGCGAATCTCTTTCCCTGGAACGCTGCAGCAGGGAGCGTGACCGTCCCTATTCAACCGCTAATCCAACCAGACGGGCATTCAGTCAGACATGTCCGGAATGTGAAAGGAGAAATTGAACATGATTAAACGCATCTTTAAAGCTGTTTTCAACGCAGTTAAACGGATCAAGGATGAACTTGCCTGGGCTCGCATTCGGGTCGATTTTCGCAACGGACGGGGGTATTCGCGATGAACAAATTACTGAACATCGTTCTGCTGGTGGTTCTTGTGCTGATGGGGGTTCAAGCTGTCTGTGCCATCAAATCCACCACAATTGTCAACGCCCGTAACCAAGCCGAGCTACGTTACTACGAGACGGCCACTCAAGAGGTTGAACAAAACATGCAGTACCGCAGTCAATTACAGCGCAGGTACATACCATGACCACACTCAACCCGATCGCACAGACCGCCATTGCCGCGCTGGATCGCGCCATGGGAGCCAACATGTTCGGCGAAATCCCTGGGCATGGTCCAGCCTGGGCATGTGAACGCTTTGGCGCATACGGCCATTTTTCAGCGGGCTGCATCAAGTGCACAAGCAGCTTCATAGATAAAAATAACGAACAAATCAAAGGAGCAATGAAATGAATTTTTACAGCTACAGCTTTTACCACGGCATGCAGTATCACCCAACCGGGCCGGAGGCCAGAGCGACTGCCGATGAAGCAATGCGGATCATGTCCGCTGATACAACCCTGTACAGTGCCGCCGATTTGACGGGCATCACCTGGGGCGAGGTCACCGAACGGGCCGCTTCGACAGGTGAAGTCGGTTATGTCCTTAAACGGCAGGATCTTCTCTCCTACATTGATGAACATCCCCAGGTGATCGACGGCAAGATGCATGACTGCCAGGGCAACCTGATTCTGCTCAAAAACATCCGTGAGACGGATCTGATGTATCACGAGCTGGTGTTGTTCGTCGCCGTGATCGCAATGGGCCTCAGCGGTAAAATGCAGCGTTTCAAGCGCCGTATCTTTGAAGACGTCACAGCAATGCTGGGCCTGCTATATGAAAAGTTTGAGGTCGAACGAGGCGGCAAGGAAGGCAACATGACGTTCTTTACCTTCGATCGTAAATTCAAGCTGGTGATAGCTATTCAGAAAGCGATCGGGTTCGGGCCGGAGCTCCAGGTTGCCAAGGCCAAAATAGACGCCGCACTGGTTGAAATGGACGCCGGTAACGATTCCGACATGAAGACCTTGGCGACAGCGGCATTCACCATGGTGGACGGCAAATTGAATGTTGCCGCCGTTCTGCGGTTGCGGACATTGAACATCAAAAATGAGCAGTGGAGAGAGGCGATGCGCATCATTGATGCCGCCATCATCGTGCTCAGCAGTAAGAAACAGATCAGGCTGTATCGAAGCGACGAACAAGGCGAATACGCCGCCATCCCGCTCGATATCGCGGCGCTGTAAGGGGGCAACAATGCCGAATATAAGCGCCTTCATATCCACCAGTGTGGATGACTGCCGAATCAGCCTCACACATATCAAAGATATCCAGTTTTGCCGAGATCTCCTGAAGGAGTGTGAATTGGCAAAGGGCCAAAAGAGCCGCATAACTATTGTCAAGCGCCGTATCAGACAACTGGAGAAGTCCCCCGATTTTGTAGAAGCGAAATAAATTAACAACCGGCCCAATGGCCGTAAATCAAGCAAGGAGGCAACACAATGGCAAAAGTACTCAACGATGTAGCAGCAAAGGCAGGCGTCAAACCGGAAGTAGCTCGCAGCGTCCTGGACGCAATCAAGGATATCGTCAATACCGGTGAAAAGGTGCAGCTCCACAAGTTCGGTGCATTTGAACTCAGGAAAACAGCAGCGCGTAAGGGGATTAACCCGAAAACCAAGGAGCCGATCGACATTCCGGCAGGCACCAAGTTCAGCTTTAAAGCGTCAAAGAAGGGCTGATCGTTGAACCGGGGCTTCGGCTCCGCTCAGCCACCGTAGGTTGAGCGGAGCCGAAACCTCCATTGAGCGATCATCGGGAGACTAACTATGCAGATCACATGCGGCTGCGGCCATACCGACAAATTCGATGCATTTTGTCATACCACCCTCAGCGGCTGCTTGCCGCCCGGTCAGTTCCAATGCCCTGGGTGCGGGGACGCCTGGCAAAGAAAAGAATCGGAGTATCGCATCATCCGCGCCGGATCAGAGGCGATGATCATACCGGGCCGGGTCGATATCGTATCGATTGAGCGGCGTCTGTAGTCAAAATCAGAGGAATTAAACCGCGTGCAAAACAAGACGAAAAAACAAAAAAAACAGACAAAACGCACGCAGTACATGTGCGCCAAAATGCTGCGCTGGATCCGTAAGGATATGAAATACGAGCCACGAGATATGTGTGATCAGTTCGAACTGCCGCGCCGGACCTATCAGGATTATGAAGCTGGCAAAAGGGGCATTCCGGCCAAACTGGCTTTGCTGATCCGTGAGCAGCACAAACACGATCGGGAATGGATAAACGGCATCGGTGACCGCGTCGACGCGGCTGAAAGAGGGAAAAAGGGATGAAAAGCGCTAAGACCAAATACTGCCGCACGTTCTTTATCGCCAACCGCTCAATCGCCAGCCAGCTGCCGATCGGTTTCCCGATCAACGATGTGTCATGGCATAAAATGACTGTTTCTTGCGGTATCTGCCACCAGGATCTGCCTGATCACCACACACGCGGCACGGTCACAAGCCTTATCCCCAGCGTCATCACCATCGAATCCGTGTCGCTCTGTAAAGATTGCCTCAGCCTGATCCATGGCATCTACCGGTTTCGCTCTGATGGCTCGGTGGAATACACCAACCAGGACGGGCAATGGGTCAGATCGCAAGGCCGCCGCGTTACCTGGTGGACGCGATTGGTAGATCGAGTAAAGCAGTTAAAACCACTGTGGGAGAACCTGTAATGACAACATCAGCCGCCGAATGGCTCGCCCAAAACAGCATCGACTGCCAGCCACTGGGTGCGCGGATCAGCAAGGAACAATGCCAGGCCAATCAGGGGCACACCTACGCCTGCGAAAGCTGCCCGATCGGCGGTGCCAAATACGCCGGACCGGCAAAAGTGAAGCCAAGAACCACCGGGCGAAAACGTCAGGCATTGGCCGAGCCGGAAACACAAATCAATGTGGAAACTACATTAAAACCTGTGTACCGGGCTCCAAAACCATTGCGGGCCACCGTAGCAGTAGTAGAACCGGCCAAACAGCCACAAAAGCCCGCTGAATCACTCCCTGTGGTACAGCCACTGCCACCGGTTGAACCGCAACAGTCACGCGGCACCAAACCTGTTAAATGGATCTTCACGCCTCAGATGGATGCTCAGATTACCGAAACCTATCGTACCGCCACAGGTGACAACCAGGTCAACGAACTGGCCGAAAAGTTTAGATATCCCCGCTGGGCTGTCAGCCGCCGTGCCCGCGATATCGGTGCATACGAAATGCGGATCAAAGAGCCGAACTGGTCTGATGAAGAATTACGGGTGCTCAATAATAACGCCCACATGACTCCGGAACGCATCCGGCTTGCACTCAAAATGGCCGGATTCAATCGCAGTACTACCGGAATACTCCTCAAACGAAAACGCCTCGGCATGTTGCAAAACCTGCCGGGTCAATCGGCAACATCGCTGGCCAAATGTTTTGGCGCAGATGCCAAGATGATCACCGGCTGGATTGAGAACGGCTGGCTGAAAGCCGAAAAGCGCGGCACTCACCGCACTGAAAAACAGGGCGGCGATATGTATTACATCCTGACCAGCGACGTCCGTGAATTCATCATCGACAACATCGGCGTTATTGATATCCGCAAAGTCGACAAGTTCTGGTTTGTAGACATGCTGGCTCGCAAGGAGGCCGCTTGACATGGAATTAACCGTTCAAGGCTATCCCGTCCACCGGGGCGGCTATGTATCAAAGACCGTGCAGGCTCACGCGCACATGATCAAGTGGCAATCCGGCACTGAAAACGCTCCGGATCAATGGCTGCGCGCCCTGGTCGCCCGTTATCTCGAACTGTTCTATATCAAACGCCTGGAAGGCCACCCATCCGCCGAGGCATTGCCGATCGTGGCTGAGTCCTGGATTGAAGACGTCGGCTACAACCTGACTGAGGCCGATGCTGATCGCGTTACACGCGGCTTTATGCTGCTATCGCGCAGCATCCGGAAGTGGCCGCAACCGTGTGAATTGATCAAGTCAATGCCGGGGCGCGCTGTTTCCCCTGGGGCCACTTCGTCAAAGGCCGAGATAAACGAACCGGAAACTGATCACGCACTGGCCAGTGAATCACTGGACAACATACTGAACATGTTTAACGACCCTTCGACTTCGCTCAGGACAGGAGTTTAAACCATGGTTAAAACAACGACAAAACCTAAGAGAAAGCCCGCTCCGCGCGGTGCCGAAAAATACCGTGACGCCGAGATCAAGAAGATCCAGATCGCCAAGCGCTGGGCCGTGGATAACTGTGCTGGTTTCGATGACGATATGTATCGCGATCTGCTCCAGGAAGCTGGCGGTAAACGCAGCTGCACCGATCTCGACTGGCGTGGCCGCATGGCCGCATTGAAGCGTTTTGAAGAGTTGGGCTGGAAACCTTTACCTGCCAAGGGTGCCCGCCCTGCCGCTGATCGCCCCAGTCGCCGCCTTGCCGATGACGACAAGAGCAAAATGTGCCGTGGCCTCTGGATCGACCTGCACACCCTGGCTGCTGTCCGGAACAGCAGCGAAAAGGCCCTCAACTCATACGTGCTGCGCATGACCAAAGTGGCGGATCTCTCCTGGTGCAGCGACCAGCAGAAATACGTCGTCATCGAAGCGCTCAAGGACTGGCGGGCGCGGACGTCTCTGAAACTCATGAAGGAACGAAGCCTCAAAGACTTCCAGTTTGCCATTCCGGATGCGCTTTGCTCCGAGCTGCAGGTAGTGCTGCGGGCCTTAAGGCTCGGTGAGCAGCCCAAGGACTCCGCCGTTGACCGTCTGGGTGCTGCCGGATACCAGATGCTCTGTGAGTACAAAAAATGGGAAGGTGAGGCCTACGCCAGGTTATGACACCTGCTCTCGACTGCATACGTGTCGAAGTGACGCGAGTACTGGAGGCCCGAGGCATCGCGCCCCGCCGGGCAACGCGCGCCGCCGTGCGGTTGGTACGCGGTCTGTCTCTGGCTGATCGCAAGGCCAGCGAACCATGCGAAACGCTCTACAATATGCGCGATCGCATCGCCGAGCTGCTCCAGGATCACGGCATGGATGAAGCAATTTCCGAAGCGGTTGCCGGGCAAATTATCGACTGGCTGCGCAAAAGCTGGGGTGGCAGGTCTCTGACCCGGCAATGGTGGGGCTTTGTAACCGGCGGTCTGCAGGCCAGCAGTATCGAGGTGGATGGTGAACTATTTCCGATGTTTTCAGACCCGGTCAAGTCGAGGCGTGGGCGTGAGCTGCGGGCGGTGGTGTGGGCAACTCTGGTATTTTCCCGCTCGGCGGAGAGGGCTATCATCCCCCGGCCTTGCTACCTTGCTACCGAGATCGCCGCCCTGGTTGAACATGAGTGGGCCACGATCTACGTGCCAAAAGGAGAAGAGATCGACCGGCAGACACGAGACAGAGAGATATACAAAGCCTTTGACGGTCTGGGCAATATCGACAAGATGACCGCCCTGGGAGTCAGCCAGAGCACGGCGTATGAGGTTTACAAGCGGGTTGCCGCTGAGAAGGTAAAACGGGAACAGCCGGAGCTGTTTTGATACTCTTGTGCTAAACATGAAAAAAACTGGGGCAGTGAAAAGGAGAAACACATGAAATATTTTATGAATGCAATGATGTTGGTGTGCTGTATTTGTTGGTTGGCTGGATGCGCTGCATCCACTCCAAAATGCACCAATGTAGCACTATACGATTACGATAATGACGAATGGATACAAGCAGTTCACTGGTTCCAGGCCGACTACTACGATCATCCGTTCATAGGATTTGATGGTCTGGCTGTGACCACAAAATATTTAGGTCAAGGGGCGCAAGCTCCGGCAGCGGGATGCAAAAACCCCGCTGAACTAAATGGTTGGTATTCTGTCAACATACCTATAGGCCAGGGAACATATGTGCTAGTTGGAAAAGGGTGGGGCAATTCTATTGATGTTACACCAAATTCTATCAGTCAAAAAAATATGAAACGTATAACAGAAAATTCACTGGATAATTTAGAAACCGTCAAATCGCTGGAATCAAATGATTGCCATACTATAGAAATATGCGGTCCGAGGCGGCCAATGAAGATGCGAGACCTCCAAGAATGGGTCAGCCAGTTCGACTCTGAAGACAGCGTTGAAATTGAGGGCACAATAATCGGAGAATCTGGCGGAGCACATTATCTATTTACCAAAGAAGGTGATGCAACATAAAGTTTTAGATCAGCGGAGGCGGTATCCGTGGTGTTTTGGTGTCATGAAAGGAAATGATAATGAAAAACAAATTGCACATTTTGCAGCACTCACTTGGTCTGGATCAGTATGGAGAAGGTCTGCAGTATCGCAACCATTTCGCCACTGGTCCCGGAGGTCAGGATTTCGTGGATTGTGTCGCCCTAGCCGAAATGGGACTGATGGAGGATTGCGGCACTCGCTCATTCACTGGAAACATACACTGTTTTGTTGTAACGGCGGAAGGTATTGATTATGTGGCACAGAATAGTCCGAAACGTCCGCCTGCTCTGAAAATATCCCGCAGCAAGCAGCGTTACCGTGACTATTTACGAGTTGCCGACTGTTTTGAGGATTTTTACCATTATCTGAAATGCAAAGAGGAAGAACGCCGATATGGTTTGTCGGCATAACGGCTTTGCCTTGTAGGGCGGAGCGTAGCGGAGATCCCAACCAAGGGCGGGGTTAAATTTTGCAAAAGGACGAACGAAAATGAATCTACAAATCGTAAAGCAGGCCATGAAGGAAAACCAGCTCCGCTCCTCTCATGTTGACTGGCTGATTGAGCAGGTCGAACAGGCACAGGACATGGAGCGTAACTACATACACCAGTTGGGAGAGATGGCGCGGCTCTCCGATGTGGTTTGTGGCGCGGTTCTGAGCTACAGCAACACTGATCTTTTCCCGGAAAATGAAACAGCCGCTGCGAACGAGATTATGCAGTACGTCGATGCCGTGCGGCCTGGAGAAGGCGAAAAGAAAGCGAAATGGTGTGTCCACATTATCGGCCCTGATGATATTCACCCCTGCGTTGGCGAGTTCGACGCCCTGCGGAAGGCGAACCATCACAACGTCTCTTTTGCTAAACTCATGGCTGATGATCCCTCACCCAATGATCCGTACTGCGTTGCAGTTGCAGAGCAAATCTAATGAAAACATTACTTTCAAAAGAAATGCTCGATCGTTGTATTGCCTCTGAAGTTGAAATCAACGATGCAATTGCTCATGGAAAGAAGATGCAGTTTAGTGATGTAAACGGAAAACTCACCGCTTACCTTTGGAATGGACAAACATACGTCACAGAGTTGGATATTATACCGGAAGCATTTGACGACGTGTAGATAACCGGCCCCGGCCTTCACCTGCCGGTTTTCTAGGGCAGGTGCAAGGACGTGGTTAAATGAGCGAAGGAGGTTATTTTGAACGCAGAAGCGCGGCAAATATTCAGAGAATCAGGACTGACCTACAACGACATGTTCGACAATCTAGCAATACTGGAGGCTGAAATCAGCCGTGAACTCGGGTTGCTGGCAGAGTCGGGCGGAATGGTGATGGGTTTGGCGGGAAAACGCGACCATCGTTTTGTCAAAGGGACTCGCAACATTGAGTGTTTTTTCCTCTTTGTGGCTGGCCCCTATTTCAAAAAGCGCGAGTGTATATCGTTCAATGCCGATGGGTTCATCGGTTTCGCTGGTTGGGCATCATCGGAAAATTCGGAGCCGATCATCAGAGGGTTCCTGGCTGCAATTGGCAAGATAAAGGCAGAGTCCATTTAACGGCCATGCGCTTGACCTGCCGTGCGATTTCTGGCACGGTCATGGCCTGAGCGCTGGTTGTGACAGCGAATACCCATTCACAAGGAGATAGCGAGATGAAATCCATTAAATTTAGGGCGTGGGACAAACCAGGATTGTTTATGACCGATCCGTTTTTTCTCGGTTCACTGAACGCAGGGGATGGGTTTGACTCGGATTGGGAGATAATGCTTTTTACTGGAGTGACAGATCAAACCGGGAAGGAAATTTTTGAAGGGGACATTATCCGCATTGAAAATCACATTTCACCGGTTTTTTTTGATCCTCATAGGGGGTGTTGGTCAGTTTTGAAAAACGATATGCAGTGCGCTTTGTACGTGCAGCTTCCGGCAGAAATAATCGGTAATATTTACGAAAACCCTGAATTGCTGACCAAGTAACAGAGCGTCACAACCTTGAGCACAGCGGCGGAACGAAGTGGAGTCCGCTGCTGCGTTTCGTTATTGAATGACCACGGAAATCTGTTATAACGGTGGAAACGTTAAGGAGGTGGGGTATGAAGCGGGTTTTGTTGGTTTTGTTGATGGTGATGGTGATAGGTAATGCGTGGGCACTCAATACAACTATTGCCCCTATTAAACAGAAAAACTTGCCGATTGAATATATTGATTGCTCTGGGGGAACCCAGTCAATATCTCAGATGATACAATACAATATCAAATACCTTAGCACGGCTGAAGACCAGATTGAAGCGATAGAGTTTGGCTTTGTCAGTTATGGTGTATGGGGCGATTTGCTGGACTTTTCTTACGGCTTTGGAGGCGACTCGACTCGACCTGGTGAAAGAATGAAAAAAACGTGGAATATGCCGCGCGATAAAGGCTATGAGATCGCGTCCGGATATATATTTTTAAACAGAATCCACTATGAAAACGGAAAGACCTGGACAGCAGACAGAAACGAAATACAAAGTGAATTAAGTAAAATCCGGCCTGGGTTTGATCTGAATAAACTGACTCCAAAATATGAAAACGCCAGGTAGGCAATAATCCTGCCGCTTGACAATCTAACCCCATCACGATATAAGGCGCAAATCATCCTTCGGCTTCGCTCAGGAACCACCACAAAGCCCCTCTCCACCACCCTGGAGCGGGGCTTTTCTTTTTACGACGCCGTAAATGTCACCCTTCCCGTTTTCCCGTACTGTCCCCACCACTAGCAACACCAATCTTAGACCGGCAGCATCCCCACCCCTCCCAAGTGGAGGGCGGCTGACCCCAGGCAGTTCAGGTGACCGGATGACGCCTGAACTGCCCCGGTCCATTTCGGAGCCCCGCCATGTCATCATTATTTCCCAAAATCCACCCAGCCACCATGGGTAACGAAGGCGGTGCCAGCTTTAACCCTGCCGACCTCGGCAACGTCGTGGTCAATGGCATTGTCACCATCCCCACCTATAAAGGCATCGCTCCCGTGTCGCATCCGCAGTGGCGCGGCTGGAAATACATTACCGGCTGCATCGGCCAGCTCAATAAAATGCCCGTCTACGGCACTGAAGCTCACCGCAACTGGGTTAAGCATCTGAATGGCCTCCTGGCCGACTTTGCCCCTCTCCAGGCCGCCGTGCTCGACTTTTACAAAGCCACGTTCTGGGATGCCAACCGTCTGGACGAAATTACCGCCGAAGTCGTTGTCGCCTGGATATACGACCACGTTGTCAACGCCGGTCAACGGGGCATCATGTGGGCGCAACTGGCTGCCAACGCTGATCCGGACGGCAAAATGGGGCCGGTCTCCATTGCCGCCATCAACGCCACCGATCCCGCCGTGCTCCTGGAGCGTATGGAGGATATCGCCGGGGCGTTCCGCCTCGACCGTGCCCATAACAAGCCGTCACAAATCCAGTTCCTCACATCCTGGCTGCGCCGAGATGGCCAGCCGGAGAGCATCATAGCCATGGTGCGTCAGGCGGCTGCTGATGGGACGTTGGATGATTCCGAAGTAGCAACACTCAAGGCCGCAATGGCCAAAATCGCATAAAGGAGATCCACCATGAAAACCCGTATCGCCTCGTTCGTTGTACTCATTGTTCTGGCTGCAATAGGCATTGCCTGTGCCGCTGAGGTTGCCGCAACCGTACCGGTCACAACCGCTGCCCCCGCCGCCCTGGCCACGTTTCTTAAGGATACCGTATTCCCGGTCATAGGCTCTCTGCTGATGGGATTCCTGGCGGTACTCATCAAAAAAATCGCCGATAAATTCCATATTGACGCCCTGGCACAAAAAGACAACTTCCTGACGCAGTTGGCATTTCAGGGCATCACCATGGCTGAAGAAAAGGCCGCGCAACTGGTCGGCTCCAGGGCCGCGCTGACCGGTAACGAAAAGATGGACGCTGCTATTGCCCACATCCTGAGTGTGATGCCGAAAATCTCTCCGGAACGCGCCAGAGTTGCCGTAGAAGCCACCCTGGCGCAGATCCCCGGAATTGGTGCAACCGGCGCTCAGTCATTCCAGCTGGGTTCGATTTTTACCGCTCTGGCCGCAACTCCGCAACAGGAGGCCCCGGCTCCCGCCCCACTCACGGCAGTATGATCGAGTCGTTATTGCAAATCGTGGCATTCCTGCTCCCCCTGATAATCCAGGGGGTGCAGGCTGTCAGAGAAAACCAGTCAGGAGCCAATCATGCTGCCAACATTCAAAATTTCCGTAAAACTCTGGCCAAGGATAATCCTGTTGATCGTAGCGCTCTACTTGCTGATCAGCATGACCGGGTGCGCCTCGCGACTGGTGGTAGTGGACGGCGGGGATGAAGTAAGCGTTAAGAAAGGTCAGCTCGACCAGTTGTATCAGGATAACGAGGCGTTGTTGAAGGCGTTGGAGGAATGCCGTGCCCGATGAGGTTGATTTCGCCCAGGGCATTGCCGAACAACGCCGGGTTGATGCCCTGGCTGATCAGCAGCGCAACCGTGAGCCGGATGACAACGACACCGGGGAATGCAGCGACTGTTATAAGGAAATTCCGGAAGAACGGCAGCGGGCCAAGCCCGGTTGCCGCCGTTGCATTACGTGCCAAGAAACCTATGAAATTCATTTGCATTGGAGGGCGTTTTGAATATCGAGCTGTGGAAGTTTGTTTTTCAGATCATACAGGCCGTGGCTACTGCCGGAGTCGGAATTTATGTGTGGTGGAGTAATCGCGAGAAGGTCACTACAACCAAGTTTTCCGGCCATGACAAACGATTAACGGCGCTGGAAATGGCCCTCACCAAATTGGCCGAAGCCGACACCAAGGCATCCTCTGCTCTGGAATCGTTAATCGCACACAAAGAATCTGTAGCCAAGGATCTGGAAACCATGCGGCTTGAATTCAATCAGAAATCACTTTGCGCCAATCATCAGCGCATGGAGAGTAACGACGAAAAGCTGTTCGGCCGCCTGGATAATTTGCATGGCGATATTCGCGAGTTAAGTGGTGGTGTTAAAGGGCTGATCAAGTCTCTGGAAGTAGTCAATCAGCATCTGTTGTCGAATGGAGGCAAATGATGAGTGAAGCATTTAAAAACCTGATGGCCGAACATCGCCGCTTGGCAATTTTGCGTGCCCTGGCCAGTCCCAAAAGCGGTGGTGAGAGTAATGACTCAATCCTGCAATCAATCGTTGTCGAGACAGGCATTGCCAGTTCCAGGGATCAGATCAAATCAGCAGTGACCTGGCTTGAAGAGCAAGACCTGGTCACTGTACGTACTCTGGACAGCGGCACCCTGGTAGCAGCCATCACTCAGCGCGGCATGGACGTGGCCAGCGGACTGTTAACCGTACCGGGCGTCCAGCGCCCGTCCCCTGGTTGCAGATAATGGGCAAGCGTCAGGAGCTGGAACTTGAGGCGATCCGCCGCTATGCCGATGGCATGGAGATCCCGGCGATCTCCGAGGCACTCGGCGTAAGTGAAAACTCACTGCGTGACTGGAAAAAACGCGCCGGTACCGAGTGGCAGGATGCCCGCACCTCCGCGCGGCAGAGCCAGCTGGTGAGCATGGAGGATGTCGGTTCCCGGCTGCGCCGCTCGCGAGAGATTGCCAGCCAGTTGATGGGCAGCAGCCGCGACCAGGGCGCGGTCGGTATGGTGCTCAACCAGACGCTCCAAACCATGCTGTACGACCTCATGAACCAGATGGATACCGCTGCCATAGATCCGGACGAACTGGGGAAAGTGTCAAAGCTGCTCAACAACATATCCCTGGCCCTTGGCCGCACCGAACAGGCCGCCAGCATCAATACGAAACGCGAGCGGGAGATCCGGAAGGATGAGCGCGAGAAGGCGGCTGAAACCGCCACTGAGATTGCGCGCCAAGCCGGTGTTTCACCGGACACCGTTGATAAGATCTGGAAAGAAGTCTTGAGGATGTCATGACCCATAAGGGCAACGCCAAAATACTGCCGCCCAATCCGGATGGTCTTTTTCTGCCATATCAAGAACGGTGGATCAAGGACAAGAGCCGTCTGAAGTTGATGGAAAAATCGCGCCAAATTGGTCTCTCCTGGTCAACCGCCTACCCATGTGTCGAACGATGCGCAACCCAGGGGGCCAGGCATGACCAATGGGTGTCAAGTCGTGATGAAATACAGGCGAAACTGTTTCTGCTCGACTGTAAAATGTGGGCCAAAATTTTCAGCATGGCCGCAGAAGACCTTGGCGAAGTGGTCATTGACCAGGATAAAAAGCTGACCGCCCAGGTGTTAAGTTTTGCCACTGGCAAGCGGATCTACTCAATGAGCAGTAATCCTGACGCCCAGGCCGGTAAGCGCGGCGGGCGTGTCCTGGATGAATTTGCCCTGGGCAATGATCCACGCATGATGTGGTCAATCGCATACCCCGGCCTGACCTGGGGCGGCAGCATGGAAGTGGTATCAACACACCGTGGCTCTGAAAACTTTTTTAACCAGTTGATCCGGGAAATCCTGGAAAAGAAAAACCCGAAGCGGATCAGTCACCATAAAGTAACCCTTCAGAACGCCCTGGAGCAGGGCTTCCTCTTCAAACTTCAACAAGCACTCCCGGAAGATGCCGAGCAGCAGGAAATGGATGAGGCCGAATATTTCGACTTTATCAAGAACGGCTGTGCCGACGAAGAATCATTTCTCCAGGAATACATGTGCGTTCCGGGTGATGACCAATCCGCCTTCCTGGAATATGACCTGATTGCCAAAAGCGAATACAAGGCAAGCGACCAGTGGGAGCTGGACTCACCCGAGGATTGCAAGGGAAAAATCCTTTTTGGCGGTATCGATATCGGACGGACAAAAGACCTGACCGTGCTGTGGATATTGGAGTTGCTCGGCGATGTTCTCTATACCCGCAAGGTGATCGAGCTGCGCAATATGAGTAAGCCGGACCAGGAAAAAGTTCTATGGCCATGGGTTAACTGGATGATGCGTACCTGCCAGGATTATAGCGGCCTGGGTATTGGCTGGGGTGACGATGCCCAATTACGTTACGGCCAGTACCGCTATGAGAACATCACCTTCAGCGCAAAAATAAAAGAATTTTTGGCCTACCCGGTGCGAGGAAAGATGGAAGATGGCAAATTGCGCATCCCATTTGCACCAGAGGTCCGCGCAGATCTGCGAGCAGTTACCAAAGAGGCCACGCCTACCGGAAACATTCGTTTTACCGCTGAACGCTCTGAAAATGGCCATGCCGACCGCTTCTGGGCGCTGGCCCTGGCAATCCATGCCGCAGGCAATTTCTTCGACGACACCGCTATCCTCTCCGGATCTCCACGGGAGACTACTCACATGATGGAGAACTACTGATATGAGCAAAGGTATCTGGGTTAGCCCGACACAGTTCGCGGAATTTTCCGATTCCAACACCATCGACAAATCGGCTCTGACCGAAGAAATTGCTTCCCGCCAAGCTGCCTGGGACTGGACCGGTTTCATGGGACTGCTGCCCGATCCCGACCCGATTCTGCGCAAGCTGGGCAACGGTGCCGAGATCCTGGAGAGCCTGACCGCCGACGGCCATCTGTGCAGCGTCATTCAGTCCCGCAAACTTGGCACCCTTAAAAAAGAGTTTAACTGGCAGCCGGGTACCATCACCGAAGAAAAGGCGAGCAGTCAGGCAAAGCGGCTCAGTGATCAGCTGACAGAAGACCTGGAACGGGTCGATCTGTACAACCTGGTCTCGGGGATACTCGACGCACCTTATTACGGCATGGCCCCTATTGAGATCAAATGGCAGCCCGGCGATGGCCGCCTCCGCATCGTCGATCTGGAAGTCAAGCCCGCACGTTGGTTCGGCTTCAATGATAAAAACGAGCCCCGTTTCGTCAGTACGCAAAACATGTGGGATGGCCAGGAACTCCCTTTCGGCAAGTTCGTCATCGCCCGCCACTTTCCTACCTATGACAACCCCTATGGCCTGCGCTTGCTCTCCCGCTGCTTCTGGCCGGTGGCCTTCAAAAAAGGCGGCATTAAGTATTGGGTCACCTTGGCGGAAAAATACGGCATGCCGTTCCTGCTTGGTCAGTACCGCCCCGGAGCGCCCGCGACTGAACAACAGGAAATGCTCTCCAAGCTGGTCGGTATGGTGCGCGATGCCTGCGCCGTCATTCCCCAGGGCGGTACTGTGCAAATTCTGGAGTCGGGCAAGGGCACCTCCACAGCCGAGATCCATTCCGGCCTCAAATCGGCAATGGATGCCGAGATGTCCAAGGTCATCATGGGGCAGACCCTGACCGCCGAGGTCAGCGACAAGGGTGGCAGCCGTGCCCAGGGACAGGTCCACGAGGATATCCTGGAAGACTTCCGCCAGGGAGACCAAACCCTGGTCAAAACCGTCATGGAAGAAATCGCCTGGCTCTATGGCCAGGTCAATGCTCCCGGTGTACCAACACCCAAGTTTACCTGGTTCGAAGAGGATAACCCCAATACCGAGACCGCCACCCGCGATAAAACTCTCAAAGAGACCGGGGTCAAGTTCCGCAAGAGCTACTACACGCGCACCTATCGCCTGCAGGAAGATGACTTCGACCTGGAGGGAGAGCCGCAGCCTCCTCCGGAAGACAAGACATCGAATGCCGAGTTTGCCGAAAAAACCGCGCCCGAATTCACCCCTGCCCAGCAGAGCATCGAAGGGCTGAAAAAAGCCGCTACTCAGGACTGGCAGCCGATGATGGACCCGCTGCTTAACCCGGTGCTCGACATCATTCACGGCTCCAACAGCTATGAGGAAGCGCTTGCGCGTCTGGCCGACGCCTACGACAGCATGGATGAAACAGCCCTGGCCGAAGTACTGGCACAGGCATGTTTTGCCGCCCAGACGGTCGGTCGTATCGACAGCACACCGTGATTGATCACTCTCTCGACATAGTCTCTCTGCCTCCGGAGCAGGCCATTGCCTGGTTCAAAGCCAAGGGCTTTCAGTTCTCCTGGGACTGGCAGGATATGTGGCAGGAAGTGCATGTCAGTAAATTTACCGTGGCCAAGGTCACCAAGGCCGATATTCTCCAGGATATATTTGACGCCCTGAGCAAGGCACAGACCGAAGGCACAACCTTCGAACAGTTCAAGAAGGATCTGATACCACTGCTCCAGCAAAAGGGATGGTGGGGTAAGCAGGACGCCGTCAACGTCACTACCGGTGAAATTCGGGAAGGTGTTCAACTCGGTTCCCCGCGTCGCCTGCAAACCATCTTCAACGTCAACGTTCAGACCTCGCTCCAGGTCGGCCACTATCAGACCATGACTGATCCGGATGTACTGAAAGCCCGGCCATACTGGCGTTACTCTGCTGTGATGGATGGCAAAACGCGGCCCATGCACAAGGTGTGGCACAACATGCTACTCCCCGCCGACTCTATCTGGTGGGACACCCATTATCCGCCCAACGGCTGGAACTGCCGCTGCACGGTGGTATCGATGTCGATGCGCGAAATCACGCGGGACGGTCTACGCATATCAGATATGCCAGCTACCAACCTGCGCCCCTGGACCAACCCGAAAACAGGCGTAATCCTGTACGTTCCCGAGGGGATCGATCCAGGATGGGCATACAACCCCGGTAAAGATCCTGTCGGCCATGCCCTGGCCGTAGCCAAGGACAGCGCCTCCGGAATGCACCCGCAGATTGCGTGGAAACTGATGAACGATCTGGGAGAAGCATAAACCATGTCAGGGTTTGCGATCAGGCTCGACATACAGGATGGCCAGGCAAAGGCGATTGTCGTTGACCTCCGGCAGCGGGGTGAAAATACCACCCCGGTCATGAAGATCATCGGCGAGATTGGCCGAACCTCGATTGTCAAAAACTTTGAATCAGAGGGGCGGCCTACTCCCTGGAAGAAGTCAAAGCGGGCGCTGAAGGATGGCGGCCTCACCCTCACCAAAAGCCGCCGCTTGGCAAAATCAATTGTATCGAAATCGAGCCGGGATAACGTCGATATCGGCACCAACGTGGTCTATGCCCGCATTCACAATCAGGGCGGCGACATCAAATCCCCGGCCCGCGAGCGGGCGCTACGCTTTGGTGGTATTCATCCGGCGAGGATGGGAGAGAACAGTGTCGGGCCTGGGCGTCCGACAAGAAGTTTCGCCAGTAAAAGGAATGCACAATTCGGAATGCGCGTCCAAGGCAAGGCCTATATCATCCGCATGCCCAAACGTGAGTTCATGCTGCTGCAGCCGGAAGATTGGATCGAGATCCGCGACGCTTTGACGGAATACCTGGCAGGGAGGTAACCCCTCCCCCGCCTCCCCTTAATCAGGGGAGGAGCTTATTCTTTCAAATTTGCCCTGTGAGCGCTGCAAGGTTCAAAACGGCACTGACCCTCGCGGGCAACTCCGTTCGCGGCACACGCGGAAAGTTAAAGACAGTTTTAAGACGGTTGTGATTATACAACCGGCACTCAATATCTCGAAAGGAATCACCTGTGACAAAAGATACCATTGAAAACAACTTCCGCTATCACAAACCACAAGAAGGGCAGCCTGAAAAATATGAAGCAATTCGGGAAAAAGCCAAAGAGCTGGCATACCTGTTGGCTGATCTGTGTCCGGTCAGCCGTGAAAAGTCATTGGCCATAACCAACCTGGAACAATCTGTAATGTGGGCGAATGCTTCTATTGCACGTAATTACATGCCGAAGAGTAACAGTCCTGATATCAATCCTGTTGAATAACACGATTGACATCTCCCCACTGATCATGACATAAGGCGAAAACAAACCACAACACCTCCCCCACTGCGCCCTTCTCCTTTTTTGGAGAGGGGCGTTTCTTTTTACGGCGTCGTAAATGCTACCCCCACTGTTTTACCGTACTGTCCCCCATCAAGGAGATGGCTATGGATAACTGGATTGAGATTTTCAAGGCTGGCACGCACATCGACAGCAAAGGGCGAAAACGCACCTGGACTACGGATGATCTGGACAAGATGGTTGCCAAGTATAACCCGTCCGACCATGAAGCTCCGGCGGTGATCGGCCATCCAAAAGACAATCACCCCGCCTACGGCTGGGCCTCTGAACTCAAGAGGGTGGGCGATAAGCTCATGGCAAAATTCAAACAGGTAGTCCCCGAATTTTCCGCCATGGTGGAACAAGGAATGTTCAAAAAGCGCAGCATCCGGGTGCTTCCTGACGGTTCGCTCGGTCATGTTGGTTTCTTAGGCGCGGTCCCCCCGGCAATCAAGGGGTTGAAGGATATAGAGTTTGCCCAGGATGAAGAAAGTTTCGATTACGACTACAGCGAGGAGGAAGGACAAATGGACGCAAGGGTAAAAGAGTTAGAGGATCAGCTGGTCGCTGAAAAGCAGAAGACGACCAAACTGGAAACGGAGCGCAACGATTTCAAGAGCAAGGCTGAAAAAACTGAGGCCGACTTTTCCGAGGCACAGAAAAAAGGCCGGCACAAGGAGATTGCCGATTTTGTTGAGGCCGGGATCAAGGCCGGCAAGATTCTCCCCTCATGGAAGAACCAGGGGATGGTCGATTTCATGACGGCGCTGGATGACCAGGGAGGCGAATACGAGTTTTCCGAGGGTAAGAAACAAAGTTCACTCGACTGGTTCAAGAACTTTATTTCCGACTTCAGCTCACATCCGTTGTTTAAGGAGATGGTCAAGCCGGAGAATGAGGGTGACCAGAAAAACGCCGATTTCGCCGCCGACGAGAAATTGGCAGAAGAGATGGTCTCATACGTGTCGCCGTCAAAGTAATTCATAATAAAAAATCAGGAGGTTTATCAAGATGACAGAATACGAACTGCTTCAAAAAGCCCTTATCGCCGCCGGAAACCCCGTCCGCAAAAAGGTAACAATCGCAGCCGGGACCGATCTCGTTGCCGGTACCATTGTCGGGCGCATTACTGCCGGGCGCAAGTTTAAACGGTCACTCATCGGCGATGCCGACGACGGTTCGCGTACTCCTGTCGCCGTGCTGCTCGAAGATGCTCCGGCTGCCTCGGCTGATGTCGAAGCGGTCATCGGCTTGGGAGGCGGAGCCTACGCCAGGGATAACATGACAGGGCTTACCGAAGCGGCTGAAGACACCCTGGAAGGTCGCGGCATCTATTTCATTTAACCGCAATTTAACTGAGTCAAATACATGAAGGAGGATTATTTTATGAAGCGTTTTTCAACATTGTTCACCTGGCTGGGACTGATTCTTCTGGCCGCAGTTTTCTCCCCACACGTCGCAATGGCCACAGCATTGGACACAGGTGCCGCCCCGGCGTTTCTTGTTGCCGGTATTGTCTCTCTCGACCAAATCTTTAAGGTCCGCGTCCTCACCATTGCCATTAACAAGATGCGCCCCTTTACCACCCGTGCTCTCGACCTGGTCTTTAGCCGTAAGAAAGGCCAGCTTTCCAGCCTGTTCGCCTGGGATATCAAATCGAGCAACGAGCGACTCCTGAAAAATATCCGCGTTTCCGACGCCGCCCAGGTTACCAACGGAGTCAAACGCAAAACCGTTACCTGTGAAGCACCAAGATTTGCCGAAAAACGCTTTATCGGTGCCGACAAGCTCGATGCCGCCCGCAAGGCCGGTGAGCAGGGTGTGGAACTGATGAAAGAGAAAATCGCCGATGAACAGTTCGATATGCGCGGCGACGTTGACCGCACCCGTGAATTCATGGCGGTCAAGTGTCTCTCCGGCCAGGTAGTCGATGAGAGCGGTGCCGTCATCGTCGATTACAATTTCCCTGCCGGGCAGAAACCGGTTCTTGCAGCAGGTTCTAAATGGTCTGAAGGTGGTACTGACCCGCTTGTCAATCTGCGTGCCTGGAAAAAGTATATTGGTGCTCGCGTCGGCGTTGACAAATTTGTTGCCATCTGTGGTTCAGACGCCATGGACGCGCTGATCGGTAACGAGTCGGTTGGTGACAAGCTCAAGTATGCCGCCGGTAAACAGATTGCCGAAGAGGGGCGTATCGCGTTTCTGGCCGGTATCCAGATCGACGAGTACTTCGGTACCTATAAGGATGCCAATGGCGTGCTCCAGGACATGGTGCCCGCCAATGCCTTCATTCTGATCGGTATCGGTCCTGACACGGCTGCCGAGCTGTATGCACCGGTTGTGGACCTGGACGATGAAGCTGGTGTCGGCTCGGGCAAAGATCCAAACATTTTCTTCTCTAAAGCCTGGGAAGAAAAAGATCCTTCCGGCAGGTGGGTCAAAGTTGAATCCCGTCCGCTGCCGGTTCTGTTCCAGCCCGAGTGCATCATCTACGCAACTGTCTGCTAAGAGAGGATTACACCATGAAAGTCGAAGTCATGCCAGGGTATCACGTTGATACCAAACTGCGTAAAGAGCCGTTCTTCCCCGGAGAAAAATTTGATCTGGATGACAAGGAAGGCCGGAGGCTGTCAGATCTCGGAGTGGTCAAAGAGGTCAATGGAGGGAAAGAGGGCTCCGGTGACTCTACCGGTAATAGTCCGTTGAACGTGGCTAAAACGGTCGAACTGGTTGCCGCTGCCCAAACCATTGAAGAGTTGGATAAGCTGGCCGAGGGGGAAACCCGTAAAGGTGTCCTGACAGCCATCGAACTGCGTCGCAAGGATTTGACTGCGACGGAATAACCAATATCACACCACCCCCGCCCTGTCGGGCTCCCCCTCCTGATCCAGGAGGGGGAAGAGAGGTAGAAAAGGAATACACATGAAAAAATCAATCTGTCTTTCGCTACTCACCCTCATCACCCTTGTCGGCATTGCCTGCGCCGCCGACAAGATGCTCTATGACAACAAGAGCAAGCCTGCCGTCCCGATTCAGAACTTGAAAGCCCTGGCTCCGGTCAAGGGTAAGTCCGGTTGTGTTACTCAGACCCTTACCAAGGGTACTTTTGGAACCTACACCAGCGTTGCCGGTTACGTTGGCTATAGTGCCGAGGTAGTCACGGCAGCCGGTGCCGCCGAACCGGTCAAATGGGAGTTGGATGGTGCCCAGGTGGCAACCGGGCCGTCGTTCGATTTCACCAACAGCCAGGGGAGCGCTTTCAGCCGAGCGGTGCAGCGGGTCTATTCCGCCTCTTCACGATCCCTGACCAGCTGCACCCGTAGGCAATAACGTGGCCTACTGCATTGTCACAGACATAGATCTGACCATAAAGGAACTGATCCAGCTGGCTGATGACAATGTGCCCCTGGTTGTTACCGTGGCCGCATTGGACACCGCTATCGCCGGTGGTGTCATGACCGGCTTTTCCGCAGAAATACAGGCCGCGACAACAAAGGCCGTCGATAACATCGACAAGGCAATCAGCCATGCTACCACCGTAATCAACGCCTATATCGGCGAGCGCTACACATTGCCGTTTACCGCCGTACCGGAACTGATCAAAACAATTAGCGTGGATATCGCCACCTGGCGGCTGTATTTCCGCAAGAAGAAGGACAAACTTCCTGAGGCTATCCAGGCGGCCTATGACAACAGCATGAAGCTGCTGGCACAGATCCGCGACGGCAAAATCAACATTGGCGTTACTCCTACCGGGTCAAAAGTCGAACCGGAAAGCGGCGGTATGCAGGTGACCGCAGCCAAGCCAATCTTCACCAGTGATGTATTGGACCGCTACTGATGTCAACCGTCGCCACTATCGAGGATACCATCCTCCAGGCACTTACCAACCTCAACTGCTGGGCCATGATCCAGAGTGCGGGGCGTAAAACCCTTCCGGATTCGATCTACTATCCGGCCTGCTTTGCGATCTGGGATGGTGACGAAGATGCCGAAAGCGAACCCCGTCCGATTGATGCCGTCGATTTCAAGGTAATCATCCAGGTGCAAAACTTGGCCGGAGAGGATCAAGTGGCGACTGACATTTATGCGCTCAACGATCTGGTCAGGACTGCCATCCGGGGTAAAACGTTGGGGATCTCCGGCATAGAACCGTTCACCTGTAAATACCGCCGTTGCACTGATTACGATGATAGCGACGGCATGATTGAGTACACGCATCTCTACCGCACCCGGCAATATCAGCCAATAGTAACCGAATAGGAGGGCACCATGCCTAAGACACCGCCCCACGGAATCCGCTGTTCCGTTAAGGACGCATCACAAACAGTCATCATAAACAACGACCAGCCGGTCGATAACAGCGAACCGATTCAAACATCGGCAAGTCCGCTTGAATCAGTCACCACACAGCTCCAAACAGCCCCGGCGTCGTCATCTAAAAAAGGAGGTAAATAACTATGTTGAGTAGACGTGCAGTAATAGCCGGAGCCATAGAAGCTGTTGAGGGCGTTGCCGAAGCCATCACCGTTGCCGATGGTGGCGTCATGGCTATCAACGTAAAATGGGACCCGGACTTCGATATGGAAAAACGGGAAGATGTCATGAGCGAATCTCTCTCGCCGCTGCAGCCGCTTGTCGGTGCAAAAAAAGGGACTCTTACGTTCCAACTGGAACTCAAAGGCGCTGGTACTGCCTACGCCGCGCTGGTAAAACCCGCGTGCGGCAAATACCTGCGCGCCTGCGGTTTTGCTGAAACCATTGTCACCACCGCCGGGGTGGAAACGGCAACGTATGAACCGGCATCCACCGGAGTCCCCAGCATAACCCTCTGGTTCTACCATGATGGTGTGGTGAAAAAGCTCTACGGCTGTCGCGGCAATGCAAAACTTTCCGCAAAGAAAGGCAAGCGTTTCCTGATTGATTTCAGCTTCCAGGGTGTCTATGGAGGCATAGCGGATCTTGCGATCATCAGCCCAACCTATGAGCCGACCGCCCCGCCTCTTTTCCTGAACGCCTCTCTGACCATCGGTGCTTACGCCGCCGTGGTTGATTCCTTTGATGCCGACATGGGCAATACGCTGGAGGTGCTCGGGTCCGTCAACAATGTTACCGGGTATCGCGTCTGCAACATCACCAAACGTTATCCGGTCGGGAAACTTGATCCGGAGATGACCCTGAAGGCAACTCATGACTGGTATGGCCTGTGGGAAGCAGGTACTCCCGCCGCTCTCAATATTGGCCCTATTGTCGGTGAAGGTGATTACAACACCTTTGCCATCACCGCTCCGAAAATGGTCACCACCAAAATCGGCGAAGGGGATCGCGGCGGCCAGCAGGTAGCCAACCACGATTACACCTTTGTTCGTGATACTGGCGACGATGAATTTGTTCTGACGTTTTCTAAGTAACCACCCCCAACCCCCTCCTTATAAAGGAGGGGGCTTAAATTCATATTAAAGAGGAGTTTAACCCCATGTCTGAATTCAATATTAAAAATCTCGACACTGCCCCGCTTTCCGATCAAGGCATCAAGCGCTTTCTCCGGCACCCTAAGACAAATGAGCAGCTGCCGCTGTTCGTAGTTATTAAAGGTGCTGACTCTGATGCATATCAGCGGGTATCCGACGCGTCGCTTAACTCTGTATTTGACCAGATCGCTAAAACCGGCAAGGTACAACGCTCTGCCGTTGACGTTCGTGAAGAAAAAGTGAAATCCACCTGTGCCATGATAACCGAGTGGGGTGGCGGTTTTGAGGGTGAAGACATTACCGACCCGGCACAGTTTACCGCTGCCAAAGAGAAGTTTTTCGGCTGGCGCGGATATGCCTGGGCGCTTGACCAGGTCAATTTCCTAATTCTGGATCGTACCAATTTTTTGCCCGAATAACGCGCTCGCTTTGCGCGTGTGCTGAACGCCTTGCCCTGCACAGGGAAGATGCCGGTGGGGTGTTGTGTCACCCCGCCGGTTTGCATATCTGGCGGTGGTTTTTGGAAATCAGTCGCTCCAGGGGCAAGCACACCATG